AGAAAAAAGAAGTAAAAAGGATTTCTCTAGGTACGCCTTTTAGTGCGGCAGATTTTGAGAAAGGTATTAAGGCGGGCAGTAGTCTGAACCTATCACAATCTATATCAGGCGGCGGAGGCGCAGCGCAAGGAGGTATGGGACCATTCACACTAGCAGCAGCAGGTATTTCAGGCATTGCGTCTATTTTTGGCGGAATTAACTCAAGCCGGGCAGCTCGCGATGCAGCATATACTCAAGCTCAAGCATCTAAATATTCAGCTGATGTTAATCGGCAAGCAGGTATTGATGTAGCTAAAGCTAATCTTGCTCAAACTATGTTTGGAGCAAATTTTCAGAGTGGCGAAAAAGACCTTGATCGTTTTCGTCAACGAAAAGTAGCATTAGATAAATTTGGACCTATTGGTGATGCTAGGAGAGACTCCGATCGTCGCGATATGTTAAGTACGTTTGGATTTAGTGAAAGAGGGGATGTAAGAGAAGCTAGACAAAGAGCAAATAGAGAAAGAATGAAACAGTCTGTTGTTGAGCGAACAGCAGCAATGCGTGGCATGTTTGGTCCAATTGCGCCAATCAGTGTTCGTGGAATGGTAATTTAGGAGCTTTAAATCATGGGTGGCGGCGGCGGCACAAGAGTTACATACAAATCACCTGAACCAGACAGGTCTTTTGAAAAGTATTTGGAATACCAAATGCAACAGGATAAAGTACGTCAAAAACGTCTTGATGAGGAAGCAGCTGCAGAGAAGCAACGTTTAGACAATCGACGTGCAAGGGCTACAACTAATTTAGCAACCTATTACAGCAATATATCCAATCAATTGCAATCAGGGTTGCTTAGTTTTGCAGACGCAAGTAGTCAATTAGAAAATTATGCCGGTCGGTATGATTTAGAACCTGGAACAATTGATTCGTACTCTAATGAATTGACCGATGCCTATACAAATGATATAAGGCCAGGGCGTCAAAAAACTGGTGTTGAATATGCATACAGTGAAATTTTAGGTCGTCAAGCTACTGACGAAGAAAAACAAAGAGCATCGGACGGCTTTCAACAAGGCTATTTTGCAACAGTTGATGATTTTAAAGATAGCCTGTATAAAACTGATGAATATCAAGACACTAGAAATCAAAGCTATTTAGATAATTATTACGACACACAATATGGTAAACAGCTTAAAGATGAAGACGGCAAGCTAACAGGGCAACGTACGTTTAAGTTCAATGAAAATTATATGCCGGTTTTCCAAGGAGACTTAGAAGGCAAAAGCGGAGTTAAACTGCCTGACTTTAACGATTTTACGGGATCAATTGCAGAGTTAGAAGAAAATACGCAGTCTGTGCGTGATGCTAGGCAGTATCTTTATAGTGCAGGATTGACCAATTTACAGGGAGATATTGACAAAGAACTGCAAGGCATTAAAAATCAAGGCGCAAAAGATGTTGCGAAGATTTCTAAGACAGGCGATATTTATCAATCCATATTTGGAATGTTTAATTTTAGTGCGTAATTTAAAAATAAGTGTTTGTTATAATTATCGTAGTCTATTAATCAGGGCAAAAAGACATGACACAACTTACAGGTGGATCGCAGCCAGACTCTAGTGCAACCGATCCGGGTGCAGACGAGTTTGATATTCGCAATTTTGAGGAACTTTTAGCACGTCTTGAAGCTTCCAAGGGCCGCCAAGTGCGTCAGAAATCTGTTGAAGGCCGTCGCGACATCTTCGCAACTGGTCTTGCAGGTATGATGAGCAATTTCTGATAAGCTGAATACATTTAGTAATGGTCGTAGGCGCTAAAACACCAAAAGCAGGACAAGTAGGTATGACATCTTCAACTTCTTCAGTACCAGCCGGTCAGATGGATGCTGATGACTGGTTTGATTTAGATAAATACCGTCAAGCTGCTGGTGTTGCTTATGAGTTCAGCAAAAAGAAATTGGAGGATTCTGGTGAGCAAGAGCGAAAGACAATCGGTCGAGGCGCAAGCGAACAAAGAACCTCTGCTAGACAACAGCAAGAGTTTCGTGAAAAAGACGAAGCCAGAGATTACGCCCAAGCCCAGAAAGCACGTCGATTCTGACCTGTTTGAGTACTGGGTGGATAATCTAGATTCTTCAACGCAAGAATCTTTTATCTCTTTTGCTGAAGATAATTATTCAACGATCGAGACTTATCTCTTTGCTCGTTTTCTTGGTTATCGTGGCAGCATTGCTGATTGTGATGCTTGGGTTGACTTAAATCATCCCAAACCAGATCATCGTAAAAAACTCCTGTATGAAATTAATGCCATGCAGGACGATATTGCTAAGTTACGCGCAGATGTAGAAACCGGTTTGGTTAAGCGTGACGCAGGTGTAGCACGTATTGCTCAAATGCAAAGGGAGCTACGTGGCACTATTGCACAGGTAGAAGAGTTTACTAATAATCGAGATCGTAAAGGACTATTAATGGCTGGTGCAGATAGAGCCATTCGTGAGTTAATGCAAGTTTTTAAAGACGATCCAATTGAAATACCCTTAGAAGAAGCAACAATGTCTGTCTGGGCAAAAATGCAGTTAGAAGAATAATTGCCGTAAAATAGTATTACTGATATTTAACAGATATGGGCGCTGCAGGTTCTAAATTATCCACGGCAGGACGTGATCAAATTCCTTCATTGAGTCCTTACCGCATGCCGGATTCGGCTCCTATTCAAGCCAATCCTTTGCGTGAGGCAATGAAAACTCGTATGCGGGATCGAATTGCCACCGGGGCAAGAATGCCGGATCAACTGAATGAGTTTGGTGATTCTGGTGCTGAGTATATGAAACAGCGTTTTGGTGAGATGCAAGAACGCCAAGATTTAGGAGATGAACTGGGCGGTATGGGATCACAAGGTGGTGTAAATACAGCCCTTGTAAACGCAAATAGAAAAAGAATGAAGAGGCAGATGGATGAGACAGGCTTTACAGAGCGTCGTCGTGCAGCTCGTAGAGGGCCTAGATTAAGAAAAGGAAGAGCGCCTTTATCGCGCCGTGGACGTAATAGCTGATTAAATACGTTTTAAATATTTTATTAATTTGAGTAAATAAAAGCATGGCCAAAGGTAAGATGCCTCCTCAACTTCTTGAGTATTTCAAGAAGAAAAATAATAAAGGCAAAGAAGAGGATACAGAAGACAAAGGTAAGAAAGCAGAAGAATCTGCTAAAAAAGGTTTAAAAGCAGCTCGTGCTGCCAAAAACTTTAAAAACAAAAATAAAAAATAAGTTAGTATTTAAATACTGGACTAATACTTTCTTGTGCCCTCTTATCAACATCTGGCCTACAGGCGTAATGCGTTAGCTGCAGCGCGTAAGCAGAATCTTAAACCTGTAAAAAATCAAGATGAATTAAATAGGGCACGTGAAGATTTTGGTTATTTTTGTGAATATGTAGCGGATAAACCACCAGCAGAACATCATAAGATTTGGAACAGGCACTTCGTTACTAATGAAGACAGTTCTTGTTTGCGTAAAATAGCAGGCCCCAATATTGATTTACTTGCGCCCAGGGGTTCAGCAAAATCTACGGTGCTGGGTCTTTTAACTGCATGGGCAATAGGAATTCATACAGCTGCAAAAATGCCTTTACAGGTTTTGTACCTGAGTTATACGGTTGATATTGCAAGATCTAAATCAGCAACAATTAAACGCATTATTGAAAGCAAACGATATCAAGAGGTTTTTCCTACTGTTCGTTTGATGAAGAACGTGACCAGTAACGAATATTGGTCAATTGATCATAAGTTTGCTGGTATTGATACCACAGCTGATGAACAGTTCACATTGTGTGCTGCAGGACTTAAAGGTTCAGTGACTTCAAAGCGTTCTCATCTTGTAATGATTGATGACGCTATCAAATCAGCTGCAGATATTGGCAATCCTGATATCCGCAAACAAATGCAAGACAACTGGAATGCGGTCATTGCACCAACAATGTTTGAAGGTGGAAGAGCTATTTGCTTGGGGACTCGTTTTCGTCATGACGATATTCATAGCACAACATTTAATGAACAGAACAATTGGACACAGATAGTCCTGTCTGCAATTAATAATGATCCTAAAACAGGAGAAGAACACTCCTATTGGCCCGAAATGTGGTCCTTAGATTATTTAAAAGAAAAAAAACATCAAGCACCCATTGCATTTAGCTTTCAGTACATGAATCAGATCGTTCGACAAAACGAACTATCACTTGCACCAGAGTTAGTTGTAAAAGCAGAAATTGCAACTGAGTTTGACACATTAGGAATAGGAGTTGACCTTTCTGCTGGAACTAAAGAAAAAAATGATTACACAGTCATGGTTCTTGGTGGTCGCATTGGAGATACTATTCACATCATTGATTATCGCCGTCTACGTGTTATGGGCAACCTAGAAAAACTAGATGCTCTTAAAGAACTACTTAATGATTGGTCAGTGATTGGACAAGATGAGAATGGTAATTACTTTCCTACCTATTCAACTTGTGACATCTGGAGTGAGGCAGTTCAATACCAAGCTTCTTTGGAAGCCGACTTCAAACGTATCTGTCTCACCGGAGAAAGTCTCTACAATCTCAACTGGCATGCAGTCAAAGGTTTCCGCGCCGATAAGCTTGCTAGATTCCGAGGAATTATGGGTATGTTCGAGGACAGAAAGATTATTTTTAATCGTTTCAGAAACTTCACCGCTATGTATGAAGAACTTACTAATTTTGGCGTTAGTGGTCATGACGACTGTGTTGATGCATTGGTTTGGTTGGTAAATGGTCTCATGAAAAAAGGTCGTTTACAATTAGATTATTGATAGGGGCATAAATAAAAATGTCAGCTGAATATTTAGCTGTTTTGATAACAGCTTTAGTAGCCGCAGGCTCAGCAGGGTCTTGGCTAGCCACAAAATTGATTGAGCGTACAACCGACCGTGTGCGCTATCTAAATAATCGCGTCGATGAGCAGGAGGAAAAACTTAATGAATTAGATATTCAAATTAGTAAATTGCCTGTCGAATATGTCTTGAAAGCAGATTTCATTCGAGAAATTCAAGAGATGCAAGAGAACTTTCGACAAATCAATAATAAGCTTGATAAGCTTATTGAAAAGATTTTGGCAAATTCCTGATGAGCAGTTATGTATTAGAAATTGAAGAGAACCAAGGGGGAGATTTATTTGTTGTTTTTCCAGATGAGTTAATGGAAGAACTACGTTGGTTGGATGGCGATTTATTGGAATGGAATGTAAAAGGCAACGGTATTGTTCTGCATAAATTGAATGATTCAGCCGGATATGAAGTTAACGAAGATTAGAATAGTTTTTAATTAGAGAGAAAAAATGTTCTACGGCGGTATTTCTAATGTTCCTGGCGCACCTGGAAACATTGGTGCAATGAACAAAGATAATCAATCTGGACGAGACATTGTAGAAGAAACCCGTCAGCGTCAGTTCCCTCAATTCATTCCTCCTTCTCAAGGGAGCAGTAATGTACAGAATGCAATGCCTATGGGAAAACAAGTAACAGGTGGTTTTGGCAACATTCAAATGGGCAACATGGGCGGTATGCAACAGGCTCAAGGATTACCCGGTGGTGCACAAGGACCAGCTCAAGGATTAAATACTCCAGTGCGTAATTATCCTGGAATGGGTTATGCACCTTATGGCCCAGGCGGTGGTGGTATGCCTCCTACTCCAATGGCCCAAGTTCCCGGTCAAGTGCCTCCATTTAATCCCCCAGTAAATTAATGGCACAAGACGATTCGAAATACACAAAGCCAGGTCTTCGTGAACGGATTAAAAACCGTGTCATGAAAGGGACCAAAGGCGGTAAAGCTGGTCAATGGTCTGCGCGTAAAGCACAACTCGTAGCTTCCGAGTATAAGAAAGCTGGTGGCGGGTACAAAGGAGGAGAAGGAAAAAAACAAAAGGCTCTTAAAAAATGGGGCAAAGAAGACTGGCAAACTAAAGATCAATACGAGAAAGGACGCAGAGCTGCTAAAGCAGCAAAAAGAGCTAAGGACAAATCATGAAAGAAGACGCTAAAAAACTAAAAAAAATTGAAGGGCAGCTAAATAAGTCTGTCAAGTCACACGCTAAGCAAGCAAAGACTCTTCAAAAAATCGCAGGCAAGTACATGAATAAAAAATAATGGACTTTTTACTTGCATTGGTGGTAGATGCCTACCCTGTGCCATATGTTTTTAATTCTTGCTTAGCCTATGCTCAGGCTATTGATCGTTTGTATGAAGATCCATACATGGCTTTACCTATGAATCAAGAAGCCAGGTCTGATATCCACCAAATGCTTAAAGAAAGCGTGGATCCTAAGTGCATCCCGTTGGAGGTCTAATGGCAGATAAAGCAATTCAATCAGACGGCACAACCAAACGTTATTTGCCTAAAAAAGCATGGGCGTCTCTTTCAAAAGAAGAAAGGGAAAAAACAGATGCAAAGAAACGAGCTGGAAGCAAAAAAGGTGAACAGTTTGTAAAAAATACTCCTGCTGCTAAAAAAGCAGGCAAAGCGGCAAGAGCTGCTAAAATTTATAAAAGTAGGAAGGGAAGTAAGAGTTAATGCCAGCATCATCTGCCGTAGGTCGATTAAAAGAAATTATCGACTCTTATTTAAATAATGATGGAGGAGCGCAAATTGATACTGGTATTGTTGCTAGTCATTTGGCTCAAATGCGTTTATTTGGCATCCGTCAAGGTGTCGAATTTTTTCCTGCACAAGATAATTTTGGATCACAACGCAAAGACTTTATTGATCGTGTAGTCAAATACAATGAGCTTTCTACAAGATTAGATAGCATTTGGGACTACTATCTATGCGATGGACAGGGTCTTTTTTATGTCCGCCCTACTGCCTCCAACTATCGACTGTACTATTTTCGTAAGCATGAATATCGCAGCTATTACGATATTGATGGCGAGTTGGATGAAGTAGTTATCATCTATAGCTATAAAGTACGGCAAGGAAATAGTTATCAAGGAAGTGTAGATTTACAAGACACAACCGCACAAGGCCCTGAAGGAGCGAATTATTTAGGCGGTTCTACAGGAAGCAAA